CCGCGCTTGCCGTGGTTCCACCTTTCCGGCTCGTACTTCGGCTCTGCGCGTGTGCCGCCCTTGACTTTCTTGACGGGCATGAACGCGGGCGGATTGCCGTTCGGGCACAGGCGCGTCACCTGTGCGTCCGTCATCTTCGCCACGATCTGCGCCGCGTCTTCCCGCAACAGGCCGTGCCGGATGGATGCTTCAAGGTTGTCCCGATCCACCGCCACGCGGGCCTGTTCCGCCGTCATGCCGTCATCCCGCATCTTCCGGGCTTGGTCGATCTCATAGCGGCGTTCATCCTGTGCGTCCATGTCATCCGCCGCGCCCGGATCCGCCGGAACGGACTTCTGCAAGGCGATTTCGTCCGCGTCCGCCGTTTCGTCCACATATTCCAACGTATGCACGCAATTCGGATGGAAGCACCCGGCGTTGCGTGCGTCTTCATAGGTCGGAAATCCCTTGGTCTTGCCGGACACCGAAATGATGCAACCTTCCCACGGGAAGCATCCCGGACAGGACGGATCCCCGCCTGTCGAAATGCGCATCAAGTCCGATCCCGTTTCCCGCGCCACGTTGTCCACCAAGCAATCGTTGTACACGCGCATGGTGTTGGTGCGCACGTTCATCTGAAAGTATGTGGCCGTGTTCCATTCATGCCCGCCCGCGTCAGTGAAGACGGGCGTGGTGCCTTTCATCGCTTCAAACCACCGATCCGTCATGTCACGGGAAAGTTCCTTCATGGATCCGCCCGCCACCGCCTGTTGGCGCAACGCCGACACCGTGGCTTCCCGCAAGGTGTTGATCATGTTCGCGCCCATCTTGTCCGTGAAGACGGCGGCAAGGTTCTCGCCCTGTGCCGGGGTGACAAGTTCGCAAATGGCCTTTGCCCGTTGCGCCGAATACTTGATTTCCAACCCGGTCATGTCGGATGCCGCCTTTGCCGCGCCCTGTGCCGCCGCTTGGTTCTGCGCCACCAACAGGCGGTTCAAGTTCCGGCCAAGGCGGTTCATCTTCCGCCGGATCATGTCATAGACACGATCCCGGTCATCCGCATTGCCCGCAAGATTCAGTTCGCGGGACAGGTTAGCCATTTCGCCCCGGATCTCCCGGATCGCCCGCGAAACAAGAACGGACGCGGATTCTGCCACCGCGTCCGCCCGCTTGGTCAACTTGGAAAGTTGGTCGGCCATGCCCGTCACCCCATCACGGTTTCAACACGATTGGACGCACCCAACCACGCAAGGGCCTCTTCGCTCCACTTGCCCTTGCCGGATCCAAGGGTGTACTGACGATCCTGTTTCTCGTCCGGCTCAAGGGAAGGGATGTCCGCGCCCGTGCCGGACGGGTTCGCGTCCCGCAGAAGGGTGTAGATCGCCTGTTCGTAAACGGCGTATTCGTCACGGGTCTGATCCCCGTACTTGAATGCGGGTTCGTCTTCGCGCATCGCCCGGCCAAGGGCGCGGGACAGATCCCGCTTGGCCTGTTCAATGGCGCACTTGCGCTGATCCGCCGAAAACTCAAGCCAAAGCGCCCCCACCGTCCGGGTGGCGAAGTAGGCATCCGCACCGTTCACGTCCATGATTTACTTCCCCCGCTTGCGCGTCTTCTTGGTTTCTGTGGCCGCATCCGCCGCCGCATTCTCTTCAAGGGCCTGTTTGCGCCAAGTGTCCCGCTCCGCTTCAAGGGCGGCGATCCTCTGCGCCTGTTCGGCAATCGTGGCGTTCGCCTGTTCCGCTTCCGTCAACAGGGCGTTGATGCGGTCGGCCTGTTCGGCGTTCGTCTTCTCAAGCCCGGCGATCTGCTCCGCGCACGCTTCACGCGCCGCGTTGGCGATCTCCGGGTGTTGCTTCAACAGGTTCGCGTTCGCACGCGCCTTGGCGATCTGCCCAAGTTCAATGATCTCTTTCGGTGTCATCGTCTGTGATCCTCTGTTGGAACATCACCCCGGCGGCGGCCGAGTCAACCAAGAAACCACCGCCGGGGCAAATCGTTAGCCCGCCGTGGGCGCGGGCAGAAGGGCGTTCACCGCCGCAATCTCCGTGGCGCATCCGGCAATGGTGGCACCTTCCGCCGCAAGGGCCGTGGTCAATGCCGCCGCCGCCGTCTGCAACGCCGTGAGGGCCGTCTGCGCCGTGGTCAACGCCGCCGCCGCCGTGTCATACGCGGCCTTGGCCTTCGGGGCACGCTCAAACTCTGCCGCAAGGGCCTTGTCCGCAAGGTTCGGCATCAACGCCTTGATCTCCGCTCCGTTCATGATGGAAGTTCCTTTCGTGTGATGATGAAAGAACCGGGCGTGGAATCACCCGCCGCCCGGTCATCCGCACCTTGGCGATTAGCCAAGTTTGCAGATCAGTTTCACCACGCGGATGTCCTTCTTGTCATAGACGCGATCCCAGTTGGCCGCGTCCTCAAGGCCCGCAATGTACCCGGTCTGTCCGCTCGTACCCGTGTGCGTGTTGTCCGGGTTCGTGTCGGACACCGCCCACTTGATGCCACGGACGTGCATGATCTCGCTGACGCGGGAAACAAGGAAGTCCTCGCCCTTGAGTTTGTCACGGCCCGTCTCAAACGGCACGCGGGTGGGAACCTCGGCGTTCGCAACCGCACCGCGCCCGAACAGGTAGATCTCGGCAACCTTGGTGGTCGAATTGTAGCCGCAGTTGTCATCAATGAAGATGTCACGGCCATTGTACTTCGACAGGACGGCTGGATTCTCACTCGCCTTGTAAAGCCCGGCGTTCAGATCCATGTTCGCAAGAACAGTCTCTGCGGCGGAATTCATGGCAATGGCCGTGAGTTCCGTCTTCTTATCGCCAAGCAACTGCGCCGCAAGGTTGATCGTGCCCTTGTCAAGCACCGCCGCCGAACCCGAAGCGGACGTGATGTCAAGGACAAGATCGGACGAATCGTTGGCCACGTTGTCCGCGAACACGCCCTTGAGGGTGGCGAACAGTTTGGCTTCGCGGCGGACGTTCCACCAATCGGCCAACTGATTCGCAATCGTCATCATCGGATCCTCGCCGCTGATCTCCGCCGACAGGTCGGTGGCACCGAACGCCTTGCCGCGCCGGGTGATGACGGCGTTGTCCTCGCCCGCCGTGATGCCGTCCGGGGTGAGGGCGGTACCCTCGACAATGCGCTCTTCCGTGTGGCCCGTACCCGTGGCAAGGGCGTTGAAGAACGGAAGTTTGACAAAGTTGCCCGAAAAGCCCGCCGCATTGCAACGCGCTTGGATCTCCGCGTCAACGCCGACAATGCCGGAATTGAGAAGGCGGGAACGGTCATTCATGGCCTTCGCAAAGTAGCGAAGGAACTGCGTGTTGGTGATCAGATCACCGATAACGGTCTTACCCATTGTGATACCTACTTTCTTTTTGGATGATTACTCTTCGATGGTCACACCCGCCGCAGCCGCAAGGGCCTTGGCCTGTGTGGGATTGGATTGGATCAACTTGCATTGATCCGTGAGGTTGAACGTTTCCTTGGCAAAGGGATTCGGCCCCGTGAACGCACTCGCGCCCGGCGCACCCCTCTGTCCGGCTCCGCCCGTGGTGTCGGCGGCAATCAGTCCGGCGTTCTTGCCCTTGAACCCGTCAAACGCGGCCTTCACCGCATCCGCATCGTCAAGGTCAACATTGCCCATGAGATTATCCACCAACAGATCAAGCGTGGCCGCGTCCACACCCTTCGCCGCCGTGATTCCCGCTTCCTTCGCAAGTGCCCGAACCTTGGACGTGCGTTCCATTGCCGTCTTCGCGTCTTCCGCCGCCTTCTTGGCCGCTTCCAACTTTTCGATACGCGCCAACAGTTTCGCCGTCTCGCCTTGGTTCTTGGCCGGATCGTTCGCGTTCTTGAAATCGTCGAATTCGCCTTGCAGTTTGGCAAGGGCATCCTTCGCCGCCTTCGCGTCCGCGTCCGCCTTCTTTCGCGCCGCCGCCGCCGCCGCATCAATGTCCGTCTGCGGGTTGTAGGAACCCACGAACGTCTTTTCATCGTCCGTCAGCGTCTCGCCTTTTGCGATCTTCGCAAGAATGTCAGTCAGTTTCATGGTATGGTTGGTTTCCTTGTTTTGCCGCGCCGCATCCCCGGCGTGTGGGTTTTTCGCGCCCGTTCAACCTTTCGATCCGGGTGGACGTGTCCCCCGCAAGCATGGCCGACAATTTAGGCGGGGCCACTTTCGCCGTCCGTCACCTACGCAATTTGCGTAGGTGACAAAATCGCTATTTCAACGTTTCAACAACGCGCCGTCAGAAACGCGCCATTATCCGTTTTTCACCCCTTGTGGGCCTTCCGTGGGCTTTTTCCCGCCCTTGTCCGGGTCATCTTCCGGGTCATCTTCCCCGCCGTCATCGTCTTCATCCTCAAAGCCCGCGAACGGATTTGGCAACAGGGACTGCGCCGCGAAATCGTGTTGTTCGATTTCGTCCAACGCTTCCGCGAACAACTCTTCCGGCACAATGCCGTTCGACAGTTCCTTGAGGATCCGCACGTTGATCATGGCGCAGATCCGCTTGACGATGGGGGTCTTGTCCGGCGCATTGGCCGCAAGCGTCAACGCCTGTCCCAACGCCACCACGTCCACCACGTCGAATTCCGTTTCGTACTTGGTTTCCCATCCCTTGAAGCCCGGATCGAACACCTTGATCATTTCCACGATCTTGATCTCAGATTCTTGCAGAAGTGTGGCGCGGTTGCCCAAGGTGGAATTGGTGTCCAACTGATCGAACGCCTTGCTTTCCGCCGTCTGCACTTGCCGCGTCTCGCGGTTGAACATCGCCAAGCCCGCCATGTCGAACAACAGGTTGCGCTTGCGCGTGGCTTCGTCCGTCAGCATCTTCAAGTCCCCGTCCGGCGTGATGTACCGTGTGATGCCCTTGTCTTCGCCGCTCTCAAGGATCGGGATCTTGCGCCCCACCGTCAGTTCCCGGATCAACGAAACCACCGTCTTCCCGTCAATGTGCTTTTCCGCCAACTTGACTTCCAAGGAATCGGCCAAGGACGTTGGCACCACCAACTGCGGGTACACCGTTTCCGTCAGCGTTTCGTTGTGCATCGAATCAAGGTTCAGCACCTGTGCTTGCAGATTCTCCACGCCGTCATACCACCACGCCTTTTCGGACGGCTTGCCGATCAGCACGAACGGGATCTTGGACAGGCCCGGCAGTTCGGCGTGCGTGCGCAGATCCGCAAACTTGACGTTGCTTCCGTTCGACACCTCTTCCGTGATGTAAACGCGCCCGTCTTCAAGTTCGTACAGGGTGAACAGGAACCCTTCGACAGCATCCGTGCGCGGGTTGCGATTGTCATAGATCCGCGAACGCACGATCAGCCATTGGATCTCGCCCGCCGCGTTGACGCACCAATCCGTCACGTCTTCCGCGTCCCACAGGATCAACTTGCACGTGGCCTTGTTCGCCAACGTCTCAAACGTGCCCGCCGGGATCGGGGCGCGGTCAACCTGTACCCAACACCACTTGCCGTAGGTGATGGACATATTCACCCGTTGCATGAAGGCGTTGATCGTCTCGCCGTCACCCGTGCAGTTGGCCAAGAACGCCGGATCCGCGCCTTCACGCGTGGCCGTGGACTTGAAGATGTACTGATTGATCTTGTTCGCCACGCGGGCCGCATCGTCCACGCACGCCGTCCGATCCAAACGCCCGGCAACGTGATTCGCCGGATCACCGATCCAAGACGCATCCGTTTCGTTGGGGGCACGCCACAGGCGTTCTTCGACATACGGACGGCCACCATGCGCCGCAAGCCCGTTCAAATGCAGTTGGCGGTTGCGGAACTTCATGATGACGTGTTGGCGCGTAGACAAAATGCTCATAGTGCAATTCTCCTTGCCTATGGCCCGCAAAATAGCGCAATTAGTGCGCCGTCAGATCAACAGGCGGGATCCGGCGGACTTGTAGATGTCATCTTGCCGGGAATAGCGGGTGGCATCAATGGTGTGGTTGTCCAAGTCCGGGTATTCGTTGCGGTTCGTCCCGTCCCGCATGGCCGCGAAACAATAGGTGCTGAATTCGTGGTATGCGTCCGGGGCTTCCACCGTGTCAATTTCGATGTGCTGACATTGCCGCAACCAACGGATGCCGCGTTCCACGGATCCGGCGGGCTTGTACGCCTGTTTCAAGAACCGCGCCCCCATGTCCCGCATTTCGTTGATCACACCCTTGCCGCCGCCGCCAGGATCGCCGTAGATCACCTTGTCCAACAGTTCACGCCGCTTCAATTCCGCGTACACGTCCCGGTTCAACGCGTCCGTCTTGTACCAATCGCCGTAGATCTGCAAGGTGCCGCCGATGTCTTCCAAAACGCCCTTGTCATTTACTTCCATGCGCGGGATGTAGTTCGTCAGCACCAAGGTGGTCGGATCCGATTGGCCGAA